TATCACGTGAGTATTTACGGTATGCCGCCTGAAGTTTACCGGTAGACATAGCCATGATCTCATTCTTTGTCAGCAGTCGATCTCCAGATGACCTCCAGTATCCGTGTGCATCAATTTGCCATTGTGCGCGGGTATATTCATCCTTGGTTTTCATGACAGGGTGATCTGCATATGCCTTGCTTGTATCTGTGGGCAGTTTTCGGAAAAGGAGAATGTATTCAGGGCACCCGATGCCCATCTTTGAACCATCTTTGCATTGCTCAGACCATCCGAGGCGATAAGTTTGATTATTTTCCCTTACGACGTCCGTTACAACCGTAATCATGCCAAAGTACTGAAACCCGTGCTTAATAAAATGCTCAATAACATAGACATGAAAAGGCTCTATGGTCGGCATTCCGGTACCTGTGGCGTTACCAAACAAGACACGATCTTTTACGTGGATGGCGGCGACGCGCCCGGGCATAAGGCTGTGGTACAGGTTCGGGGTTAGATAATCCATCTGTTCGAAAAATCGGCCAGTGTTTGCGTTATGCCCGAAATCGTTATAGCTGGCCGAATATTCATAATGGTTGCCGAATGGGATCGATGTATGTATTAAACCAAAGGTGTTTTCGGGTAACTGCTCGCATTCTAAGATGCAATCGTTATTTATGGCCGTGAAATGCTCTCCTTTGATTACCACTCGTTTCACCCCTATACTGCGGGCCATTTTATCCATCACATTTACGCCTGCCAGTCCATATTTTTTTATAATCTCCGTCATTTTCTTTGCAAGGTAATTATGCTGTTCCCACTTTTCGAGTAGTGCCTTAAGGATCTCGGCCTCTCCTTCGGTGTAGATAATGTCGATGATAACCTGATCGGTTTGCAGAAAGCGGTATATCCTATGGATGGCCTGAATGAAATCATTGAACTTATAATCTATCCCGACAAATATAGCCCTATGGCAATGGCGCTGAAAATTGCAGCCGCTCCCTGATATTTTCTTTTTGGTGGCAAGCAGCCGTGTTTTGCCTTCTGAAAAGTCAATGGTTCTTTGCTCTTTGATATTGATATCTTCTGAGCCAAATATTTCAACAGCGTCCGGCAGTGCCTTCTTGATTGCATGCCGCTCGGCTTCAAGATCATGCCAGAGAATAAAATGCGCGTCAGGGTCCGAATTGACAATTTCAACTGTTTTTTTGACGCGGGCAGCGAGGCTCTCGTTTTTCTCGTGGGAAGCATCCGAAAGTGATACCGAGGCTTCGCGCATGATCTTCATCTGGCCGTCGCGGTCTTCCACCGGTGCGCCGCTCATCGTTATTTTGTGGTACCTGACTTCAAGTGGCGGCAGGTCATAGCCGGTGTCGTCATATCCGAGGTCGCTTGGCTTCGTAATAAAGAGCGCCCAGCTGCTCAACCATGCCCAGAACTTATTTTCCTGCGATTTATAAAGCGTGAGGTTGTTCGCTTTGGTGCTGTCACGCTGAAAGAAGCGCGTGAGAGCCTGTCCGGTATCCATCACCTCAAGGAAGCCTGCATAATGGATAAGTTCTTTGTATCGGTTTGGTGAAGGTGTGGCCGTCGAAACAAATTTATATTTCACGCCTTTGAATTTTATCAAGAATGTCTGATAGGTGTCTGACCCGTAACTCCGTAACACTGAAGCTTCGTCAAGATGGCAAACCATGAAATATTTAGGATCAATATCCCCATCCCTGACCCGCTCATAGTTGGTCATCATAATGTCATCTGTGCACGCTCTTACCTCAGCCATTGTACGGACGTATTGAGGCGGCAACATATGAAGGAGTTCAACAGCGTCGCGGGTGAATTCCTGTTTCACCCCGAGCGGCAGAACTATAAGAGCTTTGCCGCCTTTATGCTTAATTACAATGCGGCTGATTTCAAGTTCCTGTGCTGTTTTCCCAAGCCCGAAAGCTTCAAAAATTGCGCGGCGCCCGCCACTTATTGCCCATTTGACGGCATCGCGCTGATGTGGCTTTAATACAGAATTGATTTCGGAGGTCTCAATTTCAAAGCCTGTTTCAGGCGCGATATCAATTTTTGATTTAAGAAAATCTATGTAATTATTCGTCACCGATATAAACCTCCTCTATCAGGGTTACGTTATCAAAATAGATGATGTAGATGGTTTTGGATGAATTCGCGACTTTGAGCGTATTTCCGATCCGCTCACCATTTTCGCATATGCCTGATATTGCACCGTAAAGATTTGACCTAGCTCTATATTTCCTGCCATAGAAAAGAACTGTATCTAATTTTGTCCCCAATTTCAACCGGGCACTGCGCGGTGAATGCTGCTGCTTGCATATTCAAAATTCCCTTCCGGTCTCCACGTCCAAAGACCCTGCGCGCCGCGGGCGGGCACCGGTTGGGTAAATGGCTGTGGATGCGTTGTGATCCAGGCGAACCGCCCCGGGCTATAATCCCCGAAGGCCAGCTCATCACCGGTAACCTCCCTCCCATTTGCGAGGAGCGCCGACATGTGCTTTGCTCCATTGATGGGGTTTGAGACTTCCCTGAGTTTGAGAATCTTTACGCAGTTTGTAACTTCGATGGTGCCGAGCACCGTACCGAGGGTCAGGGGCCGCGTTGCCAGTGCCCGTTGAAAAGCTGGCGTCTGCATAAGGGTCATAGCGTCGTCATCAAGCTTTTTCGCCGAATGAATAGCAATCAGGCCGCGGAAGTTTGTTGCCCATCCGCGCGTTTCTATTCCTTTTGCGCCGATGATCAGCAGCGTGGCCCACGGCTGCCAGTCGGTCAGGACCTTTATCTCATCTATGTGCATTTGCTCACCTCAATCTAAAAACTTAAGCATGCCGCTCTCAAAATCGAGCCTGCAAGTGTCAAGGTCTTTGGCGGTCACATATTTGCGGCCGAACTGCTCTTTCATCGAAGTCCAAACTTTCCATGGTACCCGGAAGAAATCACAAAATCCGAAGGAAACCATGACAAAGCACTTGGCTCCGAGCCGAAAATGCAGGTTGAGGGCGTCGGTCTGCTCCGGCGTCACACGGTTTTGTGCCATTTTTTCGGTGTCAGTGTGTTTTGCCTCAAAGCAGACCGCATGGCCGCCGCTCAGTGTGCCCTTGAAATCCGGCTGGGCCTTTTTCTCAAAGTTTGCGATGAACCTGCCCTCACCGAGATCCTTTATCGGTCGCATGGGCTCCGGTGTTTTCTCTATGTAGGCACGCCCTTCATTTTTATAAACCTCGCAGGCTCCGATAATAAGATTTTCAAAGGTTCTCCCACTGTTTCGATTTACCGCTCCTTGCAACTGACGTCTGGGATGCGTGCAATCTGCGATCATTGCCCTGAAATCAGCTGAGGTCATGTCACCCATGGGCGTGTCCTCCTTTATCCTGTGTCGTTATCGTCTTCATCCGGCAGCCGACCGCCTCCTTCCGCAAGGTCAACCGCGCCTTCTCTTATGCATTTCAGATATTTTGACGTGCCGGTTCTCTCTGAGCTGTAAACCTGATAGTCAAGCATCCTGTATCCTTTGGGTGTTGGTATTATTCTTTTGGGATCGATGCGCTTGATCTTCTTGTATTTCACGATTGGCTTTTTTAAGTTTCGGCTTGATGACCAGCGCCGCTTATGCTCCTCAGGTTTCTCCTTAGTGATATAGTGTGCAAGTCCGGTGTAATCGCCTCCGTCAAGATTGCTGCTGAGAACTCTCCCAAGTTTCCAAAGCTTTGTTGCAGCATCCCTGCTCATGCCGCTCATAATGAGGTGATGGTGTTCGCGCCCCTTTTCCCCTGTTTCCGTCACTGCAATCCATTTTATTTCTGGGAGAGCATTTTTCCGACGGTAATCGCGTAATCGCCTGAAATAGTTTTTAAGTTCCTTCTCAGGTTCTCCTTTTTTCGGGCGGCAGGCATATGTCAGGGTTATAAATAAGTCCTCCTCTGCAAAATTGCCATTAATTAGCCTGCTGAGTTTTTTCCGAGCATTTTGTTCGTTAAATTCCTGCTGCTGTTCTGGTGTTAAACCTTGATTGCCTTTTCTCCTTGTATATGTTTCGCCCGGTTGGCGGAAGGAGACTATTTCTTCTATCTCACAAACCGGACCCGAATAAATATATTTACGGTAATTCATATTGCCATTTACCCCCACGTCCTTAAAATAATGATATTATCGAGGATTTAAAGAGCCTTCCTTAGCCCTTTTAATTGACAACATATTGGGGTTATGTTATACTGTTTTCAAGGTGTTCACTACAATATGTTGTATGGTGCTTAGTGGCTCGATGTACAGTCGAGCCACTATTTTTTTGTGGCTTTTTATTTCATATCTCATGTGGTATCATCATCCTCTTCAGGTTGCTCTTCTGTGAAGCCGATTTGAGGATACTCTTCGATGTCTCCTGCGGCTTTCCTTGTTGAAAATGCAAAACGACATTGTTTTGTTAATTCTTCCATTTGAACAACAAAATCCTTGTTTATGATTTCATAAGGCATGATAACAGCCATTATCATAAAACCGGTCTTTGCAACTATGTATATCTTTCCATTGGTTGTAAGCCGCTCGTATAATTCCAAGGTGTCAGCAGTGTCAGAAAGAGGGCTTAGATACTTGGCATCAATAAAGACAAGGCCACGCTGAGTTTTTAGCGGAATAAGTACCCGCCCCGCTGCGACAATATTGAGCTTTTCGCTTTCAAGCCTGTTTTCGCAGGGCACAGCATCCTCAAAGGAGAATTGAGTCGGTAAATCTTCATGTTTATAAGTATATTTGTCATGAATTTTTTCAGGGATATCGAAGATAGCAAATATGCTTTCCTCCTCAAGGTTCGGTAACTCAAACGCTGGATACATGACAGCACCGTCACCGATCCAATGCACATCAATTCCTCCGTCGCTCAACTTTTTGTCGTAAATGAAAATGCGCTTACTTTTTGCGCAGATTGAAGCTATAGACTTAATTTTCATGCTTAATTGCTCCTCCGTCTTTCCTATTCCTTGTTTCCTCTGCTATGACTCGTTCATACGCCGGAGCGCTATATTTCGACAGTTGGCCACTCAGGCATTCTTCAGTTTGCTTGATAATCTCCTTGACTGCTTCAGGGCATCGCTCAATGTTTATATTGCTGCCGGTGCTCGCGACAATCCCGTGGTGATCCATCATTATGGTTATTGTGGCTATTCCCCATATCATTGCGTGTCCCTCATTTCGTCTGTTTCTACCCCCTTTTATTTAAAGGCTTTGCAGCCACTATATTGATTAAAAGAGTGATGTTTGTCTCGGCTTATTCTCATCTGGTATGATTTCAATTTCTTTATCTCGAGATCGATCACGTTTTTTATATTGTTTCACTTCCATCTGCTCAGCAATCTCAGTGAGGATGCAGCTGCCATAGCCAAGCCGAATTTCATACCCTTCGTTTAAATAATCCGATTCCGCACCCACATCACGCTTGAGGCGCTGTAAGCGGCAACAAAATTCCGTGTAATCGATGCTGAGCCATCCGTCCCCGCCTTCGTTAAACCGAATGCTCACTCGTGGAAAGCCGCTTTTTAATGTCGGTGGGTTTAGGCCGTATATCTTCCAATAAGGCTGCTCGCAAACCATGATCAACCCTCCCTTTGCAGTTGACTGCAAAACGTATTTCCGTGAGTTTCGCTCGGCCCCGAATAATTCTCAGCGGGAGTGGTAGGACTTTCAACGGAGGCCGATATAGCCTGTCCATATCTATTTGCCACTCACTCTCTACTGGCGATTGGATATAAGTGTCCGACTTCTATCCTTTCTCGGAGCCGAGCGCAGCCCGCGGCTGCGTAACTGTTACATTGGTCCCACCCATCCTTTCACGGTAAGTCAAGCCCAAGGTTGCTATCTCATTTTCACTTGTAATATTTAGCCTTATGGTGTAATATGGTGTCGGAAGGAGGCGATTGTATGCCAACAACTGGAGAGAAGCCGGGCAAGGGTTATTACAAATGCATAAAATGCTGGACAGTTATTCTTCTTGATAATGATGTTGATACTTTGCCACCATGCCCGCATTGTGAAAACATAGATTTCTTAAATAGCGGAAAGCTATTTCCGTGGACAAACAATAATATTGAAGATGCAATACAAATTATCGATTTAGATAAGAAATTAAATCCTTCCGAAAAGGAAGATTTTAAGTCTGTAATCCCCGATCTGATTTCAGAAACTCCTAAGACCAATGCTGCATTACAAAAAGCAAAAAAGTATATGAAAAAGTTCGGAACTTCTGCTGCCTTGTCGTTTAGACAATTTATAATTGACTGGTCCTGCGAATTTGTAAAAAAATCACTACAGGGGTAAACTTATGCTTGGTATCATCCCCACGCGTTGTGGCGTTTAAGAACGTCAATTAACTCGGGCGCGTATTCTTCATCAATATTTACAACTATGTATTCAGATTTTGAATTGCGCCCTTGTAATACACGCATATTGCCAATCCAATGGTTGGCCTCGTTAATCGCATTCTGAAGTTTCAGAGGTAGCAGTTCAATATCAGATAGTTTAAAAACAAGATGGGTAAGGCGCCCGCCGCATTTCATAGATTTATTCATATTATGTCCTCCTCCCCCTGTTCTTTTTCCGTGGGTTCCGCGCGGCCCCAAAATCACAGTTGCAACTGCCAAACAGCCATGATTTTTATTTAGGAGCTGCGCGCAGCCCACGGCTGCGCTATGTATTTATTCTGATATTGCGCGGCCTTTTCGTGCAATATGGGCATATGTAACCTTTGCGCGGGATCCTGGCCTTAATGCTTATGTTCCAGCCTTTTCGGCAAACTGAGCATCTTGCGTTCAAGCTTAATCAGCCCCTTCCGGAGCGAACGGATCTGCAACAAGCATCTGAATATCAGAGCAGCGCAGCCTATCCAAATTGAGATAAACATTAGATAGATAATCAGATCGTATATGGTGTGCATAAGTGATTCTCCTATTCTTCCGGGTCGTATTCTTCTTTCACGTCTTCGGCGTCAATCAAACTATCCATGTCGTCAAATGCGCACTGGCGGTTTTCGAGAAGTGCATCCGTGCTGTCAAACACATCTAAAATAGTGGGAATTCCCTTGCTTCGCGTTTTATAGAGTTTTCTCAATTCTTCTGCCATGCCGTAGTCCATGAGCGCTTTCCACTGCGAATGGTGCGTATGGCGTAACATTTGCTGATGATTGTTTTTATATAAGATGTCTGTTGCACAACCCATGCAGCCATTGCGTTGCATTTTGTGTTCTATTCCTTTATTGTCCGTGTAAGCCACGTTGTATACTTCCGAATATGGCACATCAAAAGTGTGTATGTACTCCCAAATATCATCATCCGTCCAAATCTGTAATGGATTGCAATGGTAAAAAGGGTCTTCTCCGAGATGCGGCCTATGAGATTTAAATAAATATCCTCGCGTTGCAAAATTGATTTTCCTCGTCCGGCTTTCTGATGCCATTAAGCCTTTGAATATCACATCGACATCAAGTTCCACCTGCAATTTTTCGGAAGGTTCCTTTTTAATGAGCTTGCAACAGTGCTGCGAAAATTTGCACTCTCTCAAGATGTCATAATATTTCAGGAGCTCTTCTTTATTGCTTGCGCTTTCAGAAAATTTTAAAAAACAGTCAATATTGATTCTCCTTGCGTCAAGCTTTGAGGCCGCCTTGCCTAAAATCGGGAAACCGTACTGATCTGCGCACCACCAATAAGACATTATTGTCCCAGCAGGCCAAACAAGATTCCGTTTTTTAAAGTCCTCCCACATCTCATGAGTTGCCTTTTGTTCAAAAGAGTGGGTATTTTTAAGCTTGCCATCATCTTTTAGCACCTCTGAAAGCCTGCCCTCTTTAATGAGCCATTCCAGCACTTCACGCTGAGCCTGATATTTTAAACCATTTTCTTCGGTGCGGCTAAGTTGTGTTTCGTAAAAGTGTTCACCGCCCCATTTTTTCCCGAGTTGACGGGCAAATTTTAAACTTTCAGGGTATTCAACGCCAGTATTTCCAAAGATGATTTCAGGCGTTCTTTCGGGAAAATATGTACGAATTAAATGCCACAAAACGGTGCTGTCTTTACCACCGCTAAACGCAATGGCTGTATTATGCGTTGATACTGCAAATCCGGCGGCTATTGCTTCAATGGCTTTGTCTATCTTGTAGTCAAGTGGCTTTTTGATTTCGGCCGCAATGTCGGTAAATGATATGTACGTGTTTATCCCTCCAATTCACCAAGCGCAGCCGCGATCTCGGCCTCACGCTTTATGTAGCCGTTTAATGCGTCAGGCCTGTGCAGCCCCATCACTTCAACCACTCTCCGGCTGACCTGAACCTTATTTAGTTGCTCTTTTAATTCCCGAATTGTTACTCGAACCGATCGTCCCGAAATGTAACGGCTATTATCAGAGGTTAAGTGCGGGTAATCTGTAGGGTCGTCAGGTTCAAATTTATCGGGGCACTCCGGAAAATCGTCCTTGTCGGGCTCTTCGGGCTACGCGGTGAATGTGGCCGTTAAACGCCGCTCTATGCCATTGAAAAAAGTCTCGCCGGTATTGCCCTGATGGTAAATTTCGCAAGCTGACATCACTTTTTTATTCCTCCTTTACATAAATTTCTAACCTCTGCTTGCCGAACTGTACCGCCGCGGCGTGGGTGTTATTTGCTCGCGTGCAATCTCGCATGTTCTTTCCTCGACATAATCATAAGATTTTCCGGTCGATTGTCGCGCTTATCGCCGTTGATAACGCTACAATACTTAGAGGTTAACTTCTTTTTAGCGAAACTTTTCCCACAAGTCGGGCAAATGGAATACTGAGTTTCCGTTCTACTCTTATGCATCCCAACACATTGCCGTGAGCAAAACCTCTGTTCATGGTCAGCACGAGCCGTGAAAGGCTTTCCACATTCCTCACAGACAAAGGTTTTCATTTTTCTGGATTTTGCGAAATTATCCATACCTTTAGCTCCTGTTTTCCGAAATTTAACGCCGATTGATGGTCGTTCATAAAAATATCAATATGTTTGCCTTTGATTTTGCCACCGATATCCTGCACTACTCGGGTGCCTTCAACCCCGTCTATTTGCACCTCTGTCCCTTCCGGCAGCACCGACCAGTCGGCCGCGATCGTTATACCCTCAACCGCTTTAACTCCGCTTTTGGTTATGCCGTCCGTTTTTCCGCAATCCTCATATGTAGCGGAGTATGCCGTGACCGTAAATGTGCCTAAATCTATCAATGCGGTTTGCACCCCGCTGCGCTGATCTGCTGAGCATTGGACGATTATTGTGTAAACCTGCGCTGGCTTGTCCGCTTTTGCCGGAAGCGGACCGATTATAAGTAGAAATACTGTAATTGCCGTAAGTACCGCGACTCTCTTTATATGTCGCATTACATCCCCTCCGATATTTCAGCTTTTATTTTGCATTGCTGCCGTTCCCCCGTTGCGCTGCCACTTATCAAGTTCGTCCTGGATAAAATAGATGCGATTGCCAACAAGATAATATAATCCTTCGAGCTTGCCTTGCTTATGTAGCCGCCGAAGCGTCCGCTCCGAGCAGGGTATGGCCGCGGCGGCCTCTTTGAAATCAAGTGGGGTGATCAAGCGGTTCACTTCCTTTCTACTCGTCGCACATGGTTGTTTTTTCTTGTCTTTTTCGCCCATAAAATGTAATATTGTGGGCGAAAGAGATAACGCCGAGCCAAGCCCTTAGGGGAAGGTGTAACGACTGGACACGGAGCAACCGTTCGCGGCGGTTGAAGGCACAGTCTGAACTTTGCGGTGACGTAAAGAGCTTGACGGAAACGATTAGGCCACGCAGAAATGCGGAGTAACAAATTGGATTAATGGAATTAGTAATATGAGTGATATGAGTAAAACAATAGGCAAAGGTCTTTATTCTTCATTTGAGGGGTTAGACAAAATTTCTGAAACATTTGGCAACGCATTCAAAGGCATTACATCCATAAAAATAAATCCAGAGGTGAATGGTCGCCCTGCCGCGTAGTAATATGTGGTCTGCACTCCGTAAATTCGGCGAAAGTCTCTTTCTAATATTGTGGCGAAAGGAGGAATACGTATGATTTATTCAATAAGTTACGATCTCAAAAAGCCCGGCAGAAGTTACGAAGAAGTATATGGCGCAATTAAATTGATTGGTGCATGGGCGCATTGCCTTGAATCCACATGGGTGGTTGAATCTGATTTAAGTGCAGAGCAGATTTATAAAATTGTTCATGCCAAAATGGACGAAAACGATTATCTACTTGTTTCTAAAATTGGAGAATCGCATTGGCTGTTGGAAAAGGAAGTTTCGGATTGGCTTAGCAATCACCTTTAGACCCACATTCAACATTCAACCCGGTGCCAACAGTTACAACTCCATCGGTGCAACCTGTTGGTACAAATTTTTCTTTCGGCTGCGCTGTTTCTTCCAGCGTGGCCACTCTTTTTTCAAGGTCTTCGATGCGTTTATTGTTAAACATTCTTTTTCACCTCCTTCTTATTCCGTCCCAATGTATGGTCAGGCCGTGTCGCGGGTATCGGGTTTTAAATCCTGAGCTACCATATAGGCTTCAAATCTTGCCCGAACGATAATGTAGCGCCATGAATTTTTAAGCCAGATTGCGTGGCCGAACGGGCAATTAGGGTCTTTTGTCCACTCTCTAATCGTGGGAATATCAAGACCCATAATTTTCGCGACCTCTTCGGCCTTGATTAATATTTCCGACACCGACTGCTCGCCTCCTTTCTTGTTTCGTGCTATGTATGGTTAGACGCTGGTGGGGGATGCGGGCGTTCGTGGTGTGGAGTAGATGAAACCAGAATCTATCGCGAAAAGATAACTAATTTCAAGATTTGAGAACAAAGTATTCCGTATCTTCAACACATCAAACCATGAAATCTTTGTTGCGCCATTGAGATAGTTTCTCGCGGTCTTTTCGCTAACTCCTAAACAATCGCATATATCCTTGACCGCTAATCCATGGCGCGCCATTTCAGCCGCAAGATTTTTGAACATATATTCACCGCCTTTCTCTAACCGTATTCGGTTACCATATCCATATAATAATACCGTATTCGGTTAATGTCAAGGACTTTTAAAAGATATTTTACCGAATGCGGTTATTTATTCCTAATATTTTATTGACAATCGGAAACAAAGGATTTATAGTATATTTATGGATGGTGATATTAATGGGATTAGATTTAATAAACATTTTAAAAAAGCAAAAAGGGCTTACAAGCGAAGAACTTGCAAAGCTTTCAGGTGTGCCCATCGGAACACTTAATAAGATACTAAACGGACAGTCAAAAAATCCTCAATTAGAAACTTTAGCTGCCCTTGCTCGAGTGTTGGAATGTTCAATAGATGATTTTGATACTTCATTTAACAACAACTTCGCCATAGACCCTGC